CACCGGCACCAAAGGGCGGCAGTGGGGTAGCAAAGATAGACACAATGACAGTAGCCGAACGGGTGGACGGTTATATGAGGCTGGCCGAGATAACTGCAAGCCCAACGCAAAAGCAGGTATTTATTGAAAAAGTAGAAAGAATATTGAATTCAGGAATATATACGAATGAACTGCGACAAGGTTGCCGAGCCGAAACTATACCGCCGGAGATGGTGAAATGATACGGATAGCGGTAAGCCAACACCTAGAATGGCAACGCCAGCATAGACGGCAGCAGCGACAGGTGGGCGGATATCATCGACTGAACCAGCAACCAACGGATGACAGTAGGTTTAAAACGATAATAACGGCGATCATGGTAGACCAACAGGAAGACAATTAAAATCGGTAGTCTTTAAGGGGGCAGAATAATGGATAAAGCAGAACGTCAAGAAATACTGAACATATATTTACCGTTGCCGACAGGAACACGTGTAAAAACGGTTGTGTATGAACATTCAAAGCGCGGGGGTACGCACGATAAAGAAAATATAGGAACAATTGTTGAAAAAAATGTTTTGGTCGGTGATTGCATGTACTTGGTAGCGTTTGACGAAGAACTGCCAGGCTGCTTTGGCAAGAGTGGGGAAAATGCATGGACAACCCGCCACACAGGACGAAATAATCTAAGCTGGGAATACCGGGGCGCTGTAGTGCGGTTGGAAATGAAAACTAGGGATGTGCAGGACTTGTTTTTCGACAAAGATGTATACGACAAAAACAGAAAAGAATTAAAGACCATAGCGATTTACAATAGCCCGGATGATTTTTCGGGCAAGTATGTAGCCAGGCTGTTCAACGGAATAGAGCCAACCGACAAAATGGTGCTAGGGGAAACGCTGGAAGATGCGCGGGGGAAGATACCACAAGGATATATGAGAATACCCAGAGATAAAAAGGACGTACTTTCTTTGGTTGAATCATGGATATATTAGAAAACGGAATGGCAATTAAAAATAATGATCGAACAGATGTGAACGGAAAACGAAAAATAAAAGATTTTCGGCGGGCGGCTGAATCTGTAAATTGGCAGAAACGATTTTTAATTGTCTACAGGCCGAAAGAAAAAGTTTAATGATTTTGAAATAACGACTGAAAAACAAAAGCGAATTCGAGGCGAAAACGTAAATGATAAAGGCCAACAAAGAGAAAGTCTTAAGCGTTATACGACAAGATTATGAAACGGCAGAAAGCTGGGTGCTGTTCTATAACTCATATAAAAAGGAATATTTTGAGTGGTCACGGTACATAAGGGAAACAGTTCCGGTGGCTGGCATTAGTACAAGTGGATCAGGGCGAGGATGGAATGATTGGAAAATAGTAAAGCTGTCAGATATAGAAAAATACAACAAATGGCTTTGTTCGGTAGAACTCATGGAAAGCACCTTATCTCCTAAATTGATGGTGTTCTTAGATGCTCGTCGGCGGGCGGCACTAAAAAACAAAACATTGCAACACCAAGGGAAGAAAAAAATCAATTGGATATTTTTTGTACAGCGGCATTATGCAGATGCTATGGCCATGAAATACAATCAGCAGCCGAGAAATTTCTGGTTGTCAGAAAATACGATACTGGCAAAATGGAAAGGTATGGTAGATCTTGCGAGGCTGCTTGCTTGGCGAAATGGCTGCGAGTTTTAAAAAAATTTCCAACCCCTGCGGTTTATAGCGGAAAATCGGTGGTATTATGATATTAGTGAAGGTTAAACAAACATACCTCCTAACTTCATATAGACGCGACACATAGCAAAAGGCACTGTTGAATTAAAACTCGACAGTGCCTTTTGTGTTGCAAAGAAAGGTGGGGTAATAGATGAACCTTGCGAAGCATAAACGTATACGGTTAACGGGAAAAGCGGTTGCTGCGCTAAATGAGGCAATACATGAGCGCGACAATTACACATGTATTGTGCCTGGTTGCGGACGTTATGTGCCGATCGGTGAAAAATGGCACCATGAACCCTGCGGCAGCAACAAGGAAGATGTCATAGAGAAAGGCTGTCTGCTTTGCTGTGAGGATCATCAAAAGCGGGAGAGCAAGGACGGCGCACCGATCAGACAGGCTTGTGAGGAATATTTGAATAGGATTTATCCGGGCAGAAAAAAATGTTAATGAAAATATGTACGCGGTGTGGCAAGAGTTATAGAGCAGAAACCAAATGTGAATGTGATAAAGATAGACATAAAATATATGACAATTATCAGCGAGATAAGAAGTCGGCTGACTTTTATCATTCTATTCAATGGCGAGCAATGACGCAGCATATAAGACAAAAAGCAGCAGGAATAGACGAACTCCTTTTTCGTGAAAAAAAGATATTACGGCTTGGGAAAATAACACATCATATTTTCACGGTGAAGGAACGTCCTGATTTAGTTTTAAATGAAAAAAATTTAGTTTATGTGTCTATAAAAACTCATAATATAATCCATGTGGCTTATGAAAAATCAGAGTACAGCAAAAAAAAGATGCAGGATAGATTGTTGAAAATAGTGGCTTCTCGAAGATAAAGGAGGGGGGCGTTAAAAAAGTTTTGACTAACGGTTTTGCGCACCGCATCAGTCCTTTTTTGCGAGAAAATGCCAGAAATGAAATTTTTTTTGAAAAAGGTGATTAAATGGGCGGCAGACCTAGGAAAATCGTGGATATTTCGACTGGAAAAGTCGGTAAAGAAAAGAGGCAGGCAAGAAAAGAACAAGAAAAGAAAATCAAGCTGCCGAGGGATGCGCTGCAGCCTCCGGCATGGTTGGACAAAGTAGCCGCAGAAGAATTTACCCGCGTTGTTGACGAAGCTGGCAGCATAGATCTGCTTGATAATTTAGATTTAGGAATTTTGGCGATTTATGCGAATGCTTACAGCAGATATTCTATCCTTGTGCAGCATATCAGTGAGAAAGGAGATACTGGAAAAAGGAAAACAAAGTATGGAACCCATGAAGTCGTATCTCCGTACCTACAAGCACAGGAGAAATATGTAAAACAGATTATGCAGTGCAGTACAAAGCTAGGTCTTGCTACTACCGACCGTCTGAAACTGATTGTTCCGATCAAGGAAAACAAAAAAACCAATAAATTTTTGCAGTTTTTGGGATAAAATATGTCACGAAAACGGCTTGATCATACAACTGCTTATGCAAAATTAGTTGTATCTGGGAAAAGATTGGTTGGGCAATCGGAATATCTTGCTTGTGAAAGGCATTTGGATGATCTTTTAAACAAGGATTTTGAATATATTTTTGATGTGAAGGAAGCTGAAAGGCATATTTCCATAGCCAATACTATGACAATTGGCGAGGGAAATGAGATGAAACAGCTGAAAACGCGGGGATTTCAAGACTTTATCATAGGATCTTTGTTTGGCTGGCGAAAAAAACACAGTAAGCAAAGGCGGTTTCGCGAAGCCTATGTACAAATGGGGCGGCAAAACGGGAAATCTTTTATTGGCGGGGAACTTTGCAACGATTTTGCTACTTTCAGTGGGTACCGATATGGCAGAATCTTTTGTACAGCTACGAAGCAGGATCAGGCGAACATTGTCTGGGAAGAAGTGCAAAAATTTATAGAATCAGATCCGGATTTGAATGAGCTTTATAAAATAAGAGAGCATGAACGTGTGATTTTGAGCCTGGTTACAGGAAGTGCGATAAAAGCAATCGGTCGTGATACTAAAACGGCAGATGGATTCAGATCCGTGCTTGCTATTGTCGATGAATATCACGCGCACCCGACAAATCAGATGTATAAATTAATGCTTGATGGACAGATTACAGTGGACAACGCACTGACAATATCCATTACAACAGCTGGCGTTGATTTGAATAGTCCGTGTTATAAGCAGTACCAATTTTGTAAAAAGATTTTATCCGGAAACATACAAAAAGAATCTTTGTTCATTTATATTGCTGAAATGGATAAGGAAGATGATATTTGGGATTGCCGGAATTGGGCGAAAGCGAATCCTTTTAATTTGTGGGTGGATGATATCGCTTTAAATCAAGGGATGTTGGCGCGCATGGGAGAAAAAGCCATTGATGCAAAAGAAAAACAGGATGATGATTTGGCGAACTTCATGACTAAATCTCTAAATGTTTGGATTGCGTATGCCGGTGGCGCGCTTATTGACCTGGATAAATGGAAGATGTGTGCTTCTAAAATGAAACTGGCGGATATGCGCGGGCGGAAATGTTATTTGGGGATTGATTTGTCCAGTGGGGGAGATTTGACCAGCATTGCGCTGGTATTTCCGTTAGATGATGGAAAGGCTTATGTATGGTCGCATAGCTATATGCCAGAATTGCGCTTGGCTGAACATGAGAAAACAGATGATGCGCCGTATCGTATGTGGGTAAAACGTGGTTTATTGACGCTGACAAGCGGCATGTATGGAATCAAAACCGATTATAAAGTAATCATTGTCGAACTGGAATCGATTATTGAAGAATACGATATCGAAGTAATCGGCTGCGGATATGATGAACACAATGCCAGCGCATTTTTATCCGACTTGGAAGGGGTTTTACCTTGTGATTTGACGCAAATTGTTCAGTCGGCGAAAAGTTTGAGCGATGCAACACAGGACTTTAAGTTGACCGTAAAAGCAACTATGCTGCTTTATGATGAAGAAAATGCTTTGCTGACATGGAGCATTATAAATGCCATTACGACAAAAAATAGTTTCGGAGAAATCAAGGTGGACAAAATGACGCAAACAGATCGAATTGATGTTGTGGATGCCATTATTGATGCCTGGAAAATGCATTTCCTCAATAAAAATGATGGGAAAATGAGTGCCAACGAAGCGTTTGATGCCTGGGCGGCCATGCTGGGGGAATAATTAACGAGAAAGGAGACTGATAATGGGGATTTTAAATAAAATATTTGGAAGCGTTAAAAATGAATCGTCTGGAACAATAAGTATGTCGGATATAAATTCCTGGTTTTTTAATAATCATGACGGGGAATATACACCAGACATTTCTGAAATAACCTATTTTGTCTGTATGAAAAAATTATCTGAATCATTAGGGAAAATGCCTGTGCATTTGAAGGATATGGACAAAAACAGGATTTTGGATCATGAAACATATTCGATTTTGAATGTGCAGCCGAATCCGATTATGACACCGGCACAATTTTTTACTTATATGGAGTTTTGCCGCAACCATAACGGCAATGGATATGCATTTATTAGCAGAGATATTTATGGGAATATAACGGGACTGTACCCGCTAGATCCTCGAATGGTGCAAATCTGGGTGAATAATACAGAACAGTTTACATCCAGGCATTATTATTATTTTTATACAGACAGCCAGACAGGGAAAACATATTGGTTTGCCCCGGAAGATGTTCTTCATGTGAAAAGCTGGGTAACAGAGCGTTCCGGGCTGGCCGGGAAAAGTGTAAGAGAGATTCTGCATTCATATATGAAAGGCAGCAAAGCCTCCCAAAAGTTTTTGACGAATTTATACGAAAAAGGCTTGACCGCAAATGCCGTTGTAAAATATGTTGGTGATTTGGACAAGGGGAAGGAAAAGGAACTGATTAAGAAAATGACCGAGTTTGCCGGCAAAAATACGGATCGCATTATTCCACTGCCACTAGGGTTTGATCTGCAGACATTGGATTTGAAATTAACAGATTCACAGTTTTATGAATTGAAGAAATTTAGTGGGTTGCAAATAGCATCTGCTTTCGGGGTTATGCCGAATCATTTAAATAATTATGAGAAGTCAAGTTATGCAAACAGTAGTATGCAGAACTTGACTTTTTACGTTGATACGCTGCTTTACAATGTGACTTTGTACGAACAGGAAATGAAAAGAAAGCTGCTGACTTCCAAACAGCAGCAACAAGGTCTAGGCTTTGAGTTTAATGTCAGTATGATTTTGCGTGGTGATCCGGTGCAGCAAGCTGAAATGATTAATAAATATGTAACTGGAAGCGTGTATACCGTAAATGAAGGCCGACGAAATGCCGGTCTGCCGCCGGAACCAGATGGGGATGTTATATTGGCAAATGGAAGCTATGTGAAGCTGGCTGATGTGGGAAACGCATATAAAGGAACACAGGAACCAATGAAGGGAGGTGAATAGAGTGAGTAAATTTTTGGAAATAAAAAATCAGACGGATTCTTCTGCGGAGATGTATCTTTCGGGAACGGTTCAGGATGATACCAACAAAAATTATTTTTGGGATGATCCTGAAGGATATGTTTTTCCGGCAGATGTGAAAGCCCAGCTGGATTCTCTGAAAGGGAAAGATCTGACAGTATATATTAACAGCGATGGCGGGAATGTATTTGCAGGCATTGCTATAGCAAATATGCTGAAACGCCACGATGGACAGACAACTGCGATCGTGGACGGTCTGGCAGCTAGTATTGCCACACAGGCGTTTTTTGCCTGCGATGTAAAGAAGATGCCAAAGAACACATATTTAATGATTCATAAGCCTTGGAGCAGTGTTTGCGGAGATGCTAATGGAATGAATCGGGCGGCTGAGATGCTGAATACCGTTCAACGCGGTTTAGAATCTATGTATCTTGATAATGCAAAGGATGGCGTAACCGCTGAACAGATCAGTACTATGACAAATGCAGAAACCTGGTTGACCGGGGAAGAAGCTGCTGAAATTTTCAAAATTGAAGTACTTGATCCGGTGGATATGGTCGCCTGCGCTTGTAATATGCCGCAACTGTTTAAAAATCCGCCCGCGAATATTAAATTTTTGACGGAAAATAAAGCAGCAGCATCAAAGGAACCGCCAAGAGATCCGCCCCGGCCGCCAAAGGCCGAAGACGGCGAGCAGGCAAAGAAAGAAAAAGTTATTTTACAAAAAAGAAAAATATTAATCATGAGCGCATTAGCGAAAGGAAGCGAATTTTTATGAAAAAATCAACAGAAATTAAGCAGCAAATGGCAACTGTTCGCAAGGACTTGGAAGGATTGCAGGCAGCTGAAACCTGGGATAAGGCTGAAATGAAAGCAAAAGAATTAATGGATTTATCGAGGGAATATCAGGTACAGGCTGCACTTGAACAGGCTGATTTTAAGAATTTCACCCCGGAAGCAACATCTGTTTCCGCAAATTTAGTACAAAACAAATCGGCGGTTAACCGGATCTTTAATAAACTTGTTTTAGGCCGGGGCGCATTAAGCGATGAAGAAAAACAAATCATGAATGCAGCAGGATCGCCGGGGATGGTGGAATCTAACGATGGAAAGGGTGGGTATCTTGTACCTACCGAACAGTTCCAGCAGATTTCAGAACTTCGCCGCGCCTATGTGTCTTTAAAATCCTATTGCATGGTTCGTCCTGCAGGGAGCAAAGAAGGTAAACAGCCAACCATGGGCGAGGAGGATGGGAAGCTTATTGCTTTTGATGAAATCACTAAAATCAACACGGATGATCTTGATTTTGGCCAATTGGCTTACAAAATAAAATCATACGGGGACATTATTCCGGTCTCGAATGAGCTGTTGGCGGATTCGGATGTAAGTATCATGGATCTTATTGGGCAACGCTTTGTGAAGAAAGCAATTAACACGGAAAACGATAAGATTTTAAGCATTATTAAGACACTTGCTGCAGAGCAATACGAAGATTATAAAGGAATCCAGACGGTGCTGAACAAAGTGCTTGATCCGGCAATTAGTGCAACGGCAGGAATTTTCACGAATCAAAGCGGTTATGATTATTTGGACAACCTTGTTGATGCACAAAAACGGCCACTGCTTACGCAAAGCCTTGCAGATCCGACGCAGTATGTATTTAAAGGACGCAAAATCATTATGCTGAAAGATTCGTTGCTTGCAAACGATACGACAACAACGGCAGGTACAACGTATGCGCCGTTTGTTATTGGTTCTATGGCAGATGCGATTCACTTCTTTGATCGAGCGGGTGTGGAGGTTGCTGTATCTACCGAAGCAGGATTCACCACGTATGCAACCATGATCCGCGCGGTAGAACGTTTTGATACTGTTGTCGCCGATAAAGATGCCATGCACTATGCAAATATTAAAATTGGATAAGGCAAGGAGTGAATGGCATGAGCCTCACACTTGATGATGTGAAAGAATATCTCCGCATTGATTCTGATGCGGAGAATATTATTTTGGAAAGATTTATGAACGCTGCAGAATCTTATTTGCGAAGCGGGGTAACAAATTATGCATTAAATCTTGCGAATGCTGATTTTTTGGCACTAGCAGAGATGGCAAAACTCGCTTTGATTAGCGAAATGTATGAAAACCGAAGCCCTGGCAGCGGATTGAGTGATTTCAGCTTTGCGGTTCGGTCTACAATTACGCAAATGCAGTATTGGGGTGGTGAAGGGACTTGAGAAATGAAGGTTACATTTTGAAAAAGACGAATATTGATGACTTGGATCAGCGAATCAGCATCAAAGCAGCCATTCGTCAGCAAGGAACAAAGGGCAATGTAACATATACCTATGGAAACCAGCCGCGCTGTACTGTCTGGGCATCTGTAAAAGCCTATGATGCAAAAAATGTTAATGGAGAGGCGGAAGATGTCAACGAAATTGATTATAAAATTATCATGCGATATAGGGCCGATGTAGTTTACCCCGATCGTGTTATTTGGCAGGGAAAGACGCTCCGAATGGTACATGCACCTATTAACGTAGAGGGCAGAAATAAGTGGCTACAGCTTAACTGCCGGGAGTTTGTGCAATCATGAGTAGGCGAAACAGAAGCAAGGAAGGATTTGAACGTGGTTCTTTCAGCGCTGGCGGCGCAGGGAAAACCACAAAACAGCTGGAAGAATTAGGCGAACACGTAATAGAAGCTGCAAAAAAGGCATTAGCGGCTGGTGCAGATGCGATTGTGCAGGAAGCAAAAGGGCGTTGCCCTGTGCGAAAAGGTACATTAAGAGACAGCATTCGGGCTGTAGCCTCAAAAAATGGGGCAAGGATTACCATAAAAGCGGATGCAAAGGCAAAAGATGGTGAATATTATGGCCAATATGTGGAATTTTCGCCAAATATAAATCGTCCGTTTTTGTATCCTGCATTTGATGCGCAGCGTGATAAAGTGAAAGAAAGCATCATAGAAGCCATTAAGGGAGCAATTAGACAATGAGCATTGAAGCGGACGTGAATAATGCGTTGAGAAGTGATCAGGAATTGATTGCCTTGCTATTTAACGGCATAAATAGTATTTATGAAGGGTATTTGCCGAATGCGGCAGACCATCCAGCGGTTGTTTTTGCTACGATCAGTGATGTGCCGGCACTTGTAGCGGATGACACCGAAAAAGCTAGGCGCGTGACTATGCAGATCAGCATAGTCACGGACTTCGGCGAATATGATGCCATTGAATCACGAGTAAAGGCGATTATGGGGAACTTAGGATTTATGAGGGCTAACAGTACAGGATTGAGAGATAAAGAAAGCCGAATGAAAATTATTAGATATGTAATAGGTTTGGAGGAGTAAAAAAATGGCAATTGTAGGATTGAGAAATTTACATTACGCAAAATTGACAAAAGACGATGCAACAGGGGTTACCTATGGAACGCCGGTGGCCGTTCCTGGGGTTATTTCAGCGGATATTAAACCGGGAAGTAATAGCGCGACATTATACGCCGATGATGGGCCGTATGAAACGGATACGGTGCTGGGGGATATCGGAGTAACCATTGACATGGCGGATTTAGGGCCAACGATCGCTGCAGATCTTTTGGGGCATACGGTTACCGGCGGTGTTATGACGAAAAAGTCGACAGATAAATCGCCATACGTTGCAATTATGTTTGAGTCGGTCAAAAGCAACGGGAAAATCCGTTATAAAAAACTTTTAAAAGGGAAATTTCAGGAGCCGGAAGAAAATACCAAAACAAAAGATGATAAGGTCAATTTCCAGACGGCGAAACTTGAAGGAAAGTTCGTTATCCGGCAGAATGATTCGGCATGGGATCGCACAGCTGACGAGGACGCAGAAGGATATACCGCAGCCGTTGGCACCGGTTGGTACACTGCCGTTGAACCAACAGCACCAACAGTATAGAACATAGAGCGCACTCTTTTGCGCTCTTTTTTTATTTTGAAAGGGGAAATATGGAATGGCTGAACAGAAAAAAATAGTACCGGAATTAAAAATCAATGGAAAAACAATGCGCCCAGGGAACCCAAAGGCAAAAATTTGGCGCGAAGTTATGAAGTTTGCTGATGAAAAGAAAGAGTTTACAGATGGTGAACTCATGGACAAATATGCAAAAGTTATAGCACTTGCTTTTGGTGGAGCTGTGACGGCAGAAGATATTATGGAGCAGGTGGAACTGGAAGAAATTGTCCCGACATATAGAAAAATTTATGCGTGGGTTATCGATGTTGCCACCAAAAAACTTGAGCAAATCCCAAACGGGGAAACGCCGGAAGGAAAATAAAACTTTCGGCGTATGAAAGTGTAATTGGATTCTATACAAATTTCCATGAAGCTTATGGCTGGACAAAAGAGCAGATCGACAATACAGAGCTGGATTATCTCATGGATATTATTGTGGTCAAAAGCAAAATGGATGAAAAGAAAAACACAGCGTATATTGATGAAGTTATGTAAGGGGGGTGCAGTTTTGGGGAAGTCAGGGGAAAAAGTTGGCGGATTATATTTATCACTGGGGCTAGACCTTGACCAATTGAATATGGATATGGTGGCAGCTGATAAGACTGTTGCACAAAACATGTCGCGGATGAATAGCGAAAAAACACAATTGCGTTTAAAAATGGATGTAGATCTTGCGGGGCTTGATAAGGCAGATAAAGCGATGGAAGCTTTTAGGATAAAAGAAGAAGCTCTTACGAAGCAGCTGGATTTGCAACGGCAAAAAGTAGCATTGGCGCAGGCCACCAATATGTCTAATGTTCAAAATAATGGTGCAGATAATCCTTTGACAAGAAGGACAGCAACCAGTTTATTGCGTGAACAAAAAGCTTTTGCAGATATGGAAGCAGAATTAAAAAATCTGTCTACGGCACGGTTGCGAGAAACGCTATCACAAGGAATATCCGATCTTGATCGTAAAAAAATGAATATACAGTTAAAGGCTGACATAGATACCTCTTCTTTAGGCCCGGCGGCAAAAGCTTCAGAGCTGCTTGCCATTAAGGAAAAAGCACTGAACCAACAGTTGGATTTGCAGCGGCAAAAATATAATCTTTTAAAAAATGCCCATACGGAAAGCATCAAAAGTAAGGGGGCAGAAAGCGCAGCCTCAGAAAAGATAAAAACGGATCTCTTGCACGAACAAAAAGCAATGGCGGATCTCGAAGCGCAACTACACAAGGTAAGCCAGGCAAGAAAAGAAAGCGAAAAGGTTCCGTCTACGGCAAATAAGGCAATTGGAGCAAGTGAAAAAATAAATACAGCAGTTTCTGGCGTGCAAACTGCTGCTGCTGGTGGCGCTGGAGCAA